CCCCGAGTCTTACGAGTTCAAGCTGCCTGAAGGAATGGACGCGGATAAATCCGCACTTGAAGAGTTCACGACCTTCGCCAAGGAGCTCAAGCTCAAGGGCGAAGACGCGCAGAAGGCAGTCGACATCGGCATGCGAATGGTCGAACGGCAGCAAGAAGCGCATCGCAAGCTCGTCGAGTCCTGGGCCGAAGAGGTCAAGGGCGACAAGGAACTGGGGGGCGACAAGCTCCAGCAGAACCTTGCCGTGGCGAAGAAAGCCGTGGACGCCTTCGGTGGACCCGAGTTGAAGGCGATGCTGGATCAGACGGGGCTGGGCAACCACCCTGCGGTGATCAAGATGTTCGTCGCCGTCGGCAAAAAGATCAGCGAAGACTCGCTGGTGCAAGGAGATCGAAGCGGTGCAGGAGCACCGAAATCGATCGCTGAGCGCCTCTACCCCTCAAATTGAAAGGACTTGAATCATGGCAACTCTTGGCGCTGGCCAACTCACCCTGCTCGACTGGTCTAAGCGCATCGACCCCAACGGGAAGGTGCTCGCTCTGGCTGAACTGCTCTCGCAGCAAAACGAAATTCTCGAGGACGCAGTCTTCGTTGAAGGCAACTTGCCTACCGGCCACCGCGTCGGTATCCGCACGGGCCTGCCCACCGTCTACTGGCGTTCGCTCAACATGGGCGTGCCGACCAGCAAGTCGACCACCGCAACCGTGGATGAAGGCTGCGCGATCCTCGAGGCTCGCTCGCACATCGACGTTGAAGTGGCCAAGCTGAACGGCAACACCGCGGCGTTCCGTCTGTCTGAAGACTCAGCGTTCATCGAAGCAATGAACCAGACCATGGCTGGCACGATCTTCACGGGCAACCCCGCTGTCGATCAGAAGCAGTTCCTGGGCCTGGCCTCTCGCTACTCCAGCACCACGGCCGGTAATGGCAACAACGTGATCCTGGCCGGCGGCTCTGGCTCGGACAATGCCTCCATGTACCTCGTGGGCTGGGGCGAGAACACCTGCTTTATGCCGTTCCCCAAGGGCTCGACCGCCGGTCTGCAGCATCAGGATCTGGGCGAAGAGTCGGTGCCTGACGGTTCCGGCGGCTGGTACCAGGCCCTGCGTACCCTGTACCAGTGGAAGGCTGGCATGGTCGTGAAGGATTGGCGCTATGCGGTGCGGATCGCCAACATCGACGTGTCTGACTGGATCGGCGTGACCGGCACACAGCAGACCACCTCGGCGACCAACCTGATCAAGCAGATGGTCAAGGCGATCGCTCGCATCCCGAACCCCTCGATGACCCGTCTGGCGTTCTACACGAACCGCTCCATCAAGGAAGGTCTGATGATCCAGGCGCTCGAGAAGTCGAGCAACGCCCTGGCCATCCAGCCCGGCCTGACGCAGTTCGGAACCACCATGAACAACCTTACCTTCATGGGCATCCCCATCCGCACCGTCGACCAGCTCGGCATCGCCGAAACCCTGGTGTCCTAATTCGAAGGAGCTGACAAAATGATCATCGACTCGCAAAACAACTTCTCTTCTGCGCAGGTGGTTACCGCTACGGCGGTTTCTGCCAACACGATCGACCTGAGCCAGGTTCGTGAAATTGGTACCGGCACCACGCTGTATGTCGTCGTCACGGTGGACGCCAACGTGACCGCGGCCGGCGCCGCGACCGTCACGTTCCAGGGGATCACCTCGGCATCTGCTGCCCTGACTTCGCCAACGATCATTGTTCAGACCGACGCCATCGGCAAAGCTGAATTGACCGCAGGCCGCCGCCCGATCGTGTTCGAGATCCCTTCATCGGTTCTCGCAGCACAGCCTATCGGTCAGCGCTACCTCGGCCTGCAGTACACCGTTGGCACTGGCCCCCTGACCGCCGGTTCGTTCACCGCGAACTTGGTCAAGGATGCCCAGGACGTCGGCAAGAACTACCCGTCCGGCTTCGTGGTGGCCTGATCGGGAGTCTGACGAATGGCCAAGTATCAAGCGCAACGCGACACCTTCGTCAGTCACCTGGGGAAGGTTGTCAAAGCAGGCGAGATCTTCGAGACCGAGTTCCCGAAAGATATGCGCCTCGGAGACAACCTCACCTTGGTCAAGCCCGAGGTGGAAAAGCCCAAGGCCCGCAAGCCAGACAACGAAGGGCGCGACCTCGTTTGAGGGCGGCCTGCAATCAGATCGAAAGGCCGGGCATTGTCTCGGCCTTTTTTCTAAGGAGAAACAGTCATGCCAGCAACTCGGCGAGCTTTTACTGAAACCCTGGTTGATTCGTCCACCGGAGCCGTCCTCGGCCTGGTCGGTACGGATAACCGGGAATACTTGGTGCCTGTCGCACTGCAAACCACCCCTGCCTCGACGCTGTCGATCAGCGGCGTGCCGATCTCAGGCAGCACCGGTTCATTCACGACCGTCGCAGCATCGAGCACTGTGACCTTCAACGGCGCCAATGCTGCTGTGTCATTGGCGCCGACCGGTACGGGCAACGTCACTGTGGGCGCCGCCGGCACCGGCAGCACCACGGTCACCCGAGTCGGATCGCTCACTGTTCTGAGCACTGACAGCAGCGGCACCCCAGGCAACGCCACCATCAACACGTTGAGCGGTCGCGCTGCGTTTGCTGCAGCTGGCACGACCGTGGTGGTGACCAACTCGACCGTCGCTGCAACCAGCAAAGTGTTCGTCAGCCTGCGAGCTGGTGACTCCACGCTGACCAGCGTTCGCGTTACCCCTGCAGCAGGATCGTTCACCGTTACCGGCAACGCCGCAGCAACGGCGACGACGATCTTCGACTTCTTTGTTGTCAACTGATAGGGGGCACCATGGCACTGGTCAGCATGAAGTCTGAAGAGGGAATGTCGCCCGAGCCCATGAAGGAGAATCCCTACGGGCATGGGCTGCGGATCTGCCTGAACGATGACCAGTGCAAGGCCCTGGGGATCATGTCTCCGCTGCCAGCTGGCAAGGTCGTCGGCCTTCGCGCTGTGGCCATGGTCACCCGCTCGACCGAAGAGGTGGAGATGGAAGAAGAGGGCGAGGCTGAGCGCGAGGTGTACCTCGATCTGCAGATCACCGACCTCGAGATCACAGCCGGCCAGGGTGGACGCTCGGCGTCGGATCTCGCCAAGGCCCTCTACGAGGATTAACCCATGCCTTCAGCCGTTGACATCTGCAACATCGCGCTGAGTCACATCGGCGCCGATGCGGTGGTGACATCGATCACACCCCCAGACGGGAGTGCTGAGTCGGGTCACTGCGCACGGTTCTACCCGATCGCACGCAAGCTGCTGATCGAGATGCACCGCTGGTCGTTTGCAAAGACCCGGGCCCAGCTGGCCGAGGTCACCAACACCAGCGACGTCTGGGAATACGCCTACGCGCTACCGGCAGATTGCATCAACCCGCTGCGCATCCTGCAGCTGAAGTTCGTCACGGCCTCTGGGTTCGTCTGGCCGTCGTACCACGTCCAGTACAACTGGGGCTTGGTCGACAACATCTTCAGCGAGCGTGGTAGCTCTGACTTCGAGATCGAGTCGGGCGTGCTGCGCACGAATGAGCCCGAGGCGGTGCTGCTCTACACGCGAGACGTGACCGACACGACCAAGTTCTCCAACGGATTTGTCGATGCGCTGGGCATGCTGGTGGCGAGCTACATCGCCGGGCCGATCATCAAGGGCAGCGAGGGTGCCAACATCGGCGCCAGGCTGCGCCAGACCTCACTGCAGTTGGCTGAGATGGCCGCCGCGATCGATGTCAATCGCTCGAGCGAGTCGTCTGACCACGTCCCGGCTCACATCATCTCGAGACTATGAGCGCAAAGACCCTCCTCAGATCCTTCGCTGGCGGTGAGATCACGCCCGAGCTCTACGGCCGGCTCGACCTCACCAAGTACCAGACCGGCCTGAGCAAGTCGCTCAACTTTCGCGTGCTGCCCCACGGGCCCGCGGCACGCCGCCCTGGCTTTCGGTTTGTGAACGAGGCCAAGGCCAGCAACACCAAGGTGCGCATCATCCCGTTTGCGTACTCGGCAGAGCAGACAGTGCTGCTGGAGTTCGGCCACCTCTACATCCGATTCCACGTCGATGGCAGCACTTTGCTGGAATCGACCGTGGCAATCACCTCGGTGGTCGGCAATGTGGTCACGACCACGGCCGCTCACGGCTACTCGACTGGCGACTGGGTCTACCTCAGTTCGCTGTCAGGAACCCCTGCCAGGTACTTCAAGATCACGGTCACCGGCGCCAACACCTTCACGACGCAGGACTACTGGGGTGCCAATGCCAACCCAGGCCTGGCCAACTACACGTCGGCCCGGGTCTACACGGTGACCACGACCTACACCGAGACCGATCTGTTCGACCTGCACTACGCGCAGGACTCGGACATCATGACCATCTGCCACCCGAGCTACCCGGCCAAAGAACTGCGCCGATACGGTGCCCAGGACTGGCAGCTGACCAACGTCAGCTTTGCTCCGGTGCAGCCCGTGCCGGCAGCGCCAACGGTTACCGCGACCATTGCGCAGAATCTGAACCTCTCGCCACAGGTCTATGCGGTCACCTCTGTGGCTGCCGATGGGGTGAGCGAGTCCCTGATCTCGGCAACCACCACCGTCAGCAACAACCTGAGCCTGGCCGGAAACTACAACACCGTCGTCTTCAACCCGGTCGATGGCGGTGCCCGGTACAACATCTACAAGAAGCGCGGCGGGATCTTCGGCTATATTGGCCAGATCCGCCCGCAAGCCGCGACATCGAAAACCATCACCACCATCGTGGCCCCAGGTACTCCGGGCCGCTTTGCGATCACCTCGACTGTCAGGGTCACCACATCGACCGCTCACGGGTTCTCGACCTCTGACATCATCACGGTGACTGGCTCGAGCTATCCGCTGTTCAACGGGACATGGTTGATCAACGTCATCAACTCGACCCAGTTCGAATACTCACTCGGCGGATCGGTGGTGCTCATCGGGCTTACTTCGACCGGCGGCACGGCGTCCACCAGTACGCTGTCGATCCTGGACGACAACATCACCCCCGACACCGTTCGCACGCCGCCCGAGGACATCGTCTATCTCAACACCGTGGCCACAGACTATCCGCGGGCTGTGACGCACTACGAGCAGCGCCGATGGTTTGGCGGTACTGAGAGCAAGCAGCAGGGCATCTGGGCCACGCGCAATGGGACGTTGTCGAACCTGACATCCAGCGTGCCGACCCGCGAAGACGATGCCATCGAGTTCCGAATTGCCGCCCAGCAGCAAAACGCAATCCGGCATCTGATCCCCCTGTCGGACATGGTGGCCCTGACTGTGGGCGGTGAGTTCCGCATCTTTGCGGACAACGCGCCCAACATCACGCCCACCTCGCTGTCGATCAAGCCCCAGGGCTACACCGGCGCCAGCAACGTGCAGCCAGCGCTGACCTCGGGCTCGATCCTGTATGTGCAGTCCCAAGGCTCGCGCATCCGCGAGTTCAGCTACAACGCCGCCGGCAACAACTACGTCTCAATCGACATCTCGATCATGGCGCCGCACTTGTTCAACGGCTACACGGTGCTCGACCTGGCGTTCGCCAGGGCGCCGACACCAACGCTGTGGGCCGTGCGGTCAGACGGCGTGCTGCTCGGCATGACCTACGTCCCCGAACAGCAAGTCTACGGCTGGCATCAGCACACAACTGATGGGTTCTTCGAGTCGGTCGCTGTGATCGGCGAGGGCGATGAGGATGTGCTCTATGCTGTCATCCGCCGCACCGTCAACGGCCGCAGCGTGCGATACATCGAGCGCCTGACCACGGAGATACTGGTCGGACAGGAGAATGCGTTTTTCGTCGACTCGGGACTCACCTATGACGGACTGCCTGCAACCACGATCACTGGGCTTTACCACCTCGAAGGTAAGAGCGTACAGATTCTGGCTGATGGGGCAGTACATCCTGAGAGAACTGTCACGAACGGGGCCATCACCCTCGAGACATCCGCCACGACCGTGCAGATCGGGCTGGGATACAACTCGGATCTGCAGACCCTCCCACTGGCATTTGATGGGGCGCCGGCCGGTGGACAGGGCTTCACAAAGAACATCAACAAGGTCGCCATGCGGGTCACCAACTCCAGCCTGGTCAAAGCGGGACCATCGTTCGCTAAACTGACCGAGTACCCGGCTCGAGATGTCACCGACCCCTACGGCTCGGCGCCGTCACTGAAGACCGGCGAGCTGCGCTTTGCAGTGGGCCCGAGCTGGAACAGCGACGGCATGATCTGCGTGCGCCAGGATCAACCCCTACCGCTCACCATCATGTCGATGGCGCTGGATGTCGCAACCGGCGGTTAAGGTCAGACGACCGACTCAGGAAGACATCGAGATCCTGGCCGCCAATCTGCGCGACCAGGATCTGGCTGAGTGTCATGCCGCCGGCCACACCGACATGCTCAAGGTCATTGCCAACGGCGTGGCCATGTCGACGATGTGCTGGGCCGCGTTTGTCGATGGCCGCCTGGCGTGCATCTTTGGCGTGGCGCCACACGGCTCGATGCTGTCTGAGCGCGGCATCCCCTGGCTGCTGGGAACCAGCGAGATCAAGAAGCATCGGCGTGTCTTTGTGAGGCTTTCCCGCCCGTACATTGACGAGATGCTGCGTGCCTACCCGTACCTGTTCAACGCCGTGCATGCCCGCAATACAGTTGCCATGCGCTGGCTGAAGCACATGGGCTTCAAGCTCTACGCTGCCGTGCAGGTTGAAGGCGGCGAGATGTTCCACCCATTTGAATTGAGAGCGTGACCATGTGTTCTCCTGACTTGCTCCAACTTGCTGGAACGGGAATGCAGGCCTACGGGCAGTACCAGCAAGGTCGGGCGGCCGAGCAAGTAGGCCGCAACAATCAGATCATGTCCGAATACGCTGCGCAGGATGCGCAGGCTCGCGGCGAAGAAGAGGCCATGGCGGTGAGCCGCAAGGGTGAACAGATCAAAGGCGCTCAGCGTTCACGAATGGCCGCCAGCGGAATCGATCTTGGTGTCGGCACCGCAGCAGAGATTCAGGACCAGACAGATTTCTTTGCCGAGCAAGACATCGCAACCACTCGCACAAACGCCAAACGCGAGGCCTGGGCACTGCGTACTCAGGGGGCTCAGGCTTTAGCGCAAGGTCGATTCGCTGCCCAGCAGGGTCGCCTGGCTGCCTTCTCCACCATTTTGAGTGGGGCAGGGCAAGTATCGAGCAAGTGGGGCGAAAAGGCTGCAAAAGCCGGGGCCGGAGGAAGTTAACCTATGCCAACCGTTCCAACATACGACGGCCCGCAACTGCGCACGCAGGCGCTGCGCCCGGTCTATCAGGACACCCCTGACGTCAGCAGTGGGCTGGTGGCCGCTGGCCGTGCGCTGAGCAACGTTGGCGAGGCCATCGATCAGCGCATGCAGCGCGATGCTGAGACTGAAGCCTGGAAAGCCCAGGCCAAGATGAACGAGGATTTCAATCGTTGGAATTCTGAAGAGCTCAAGAATGCTCAGGGCGATAAATCAAAAGGCTACTCCGACAAGGTTGCCACTTGGTGGGACAAAACCAAGGAATCCTATTCCACATCATTGTCGCCATACGCTCAGCGCATCATTGGTAAGAGCATGGCTACAGTGCGCGGGGCGTCTTTCGAGGCGGCCTTAAAGTACGAAGACCAGCAGCTCGAGGTAGGAAGACGGAGCGCATTTGATGCATCAGTGGCTTCGCTGCAGAACCAAGCCATTTCTGTTGGGCCAGATAAGGCTGCTCCAATCATCACTCAGATGCGCGAATCTCTTCGACAAGAGGCTCAGCGCCGAGGGATTGATCCTGCTCAGATCGAGCTCAAAGCAACCTCGGGCGTGCACACCACGTTCATCAATCGCTTGATGCAGAGAGATCCTAAGCAGGCAGAGCTTTATTTCAACACCAACAAGAAAGAGATCGAGCCAACGCAGTGGGATGAACTCGAAGGCAAGATCAACCAGGTCTCGGCCATCACTGACGGTGAAAACAAGGCAACCGAGATCTGGAACGCTAAAGTGAAGCAGGGTGACTACAAGAACCCAGTGGATCAGTTCGCCCTCGAGAAGGCTGCAAGAGAAGCATTCCCTAACGACCCAACCCGGCAAAAAAACACTATTGCAGCCCTGCGGGAAAGAACCGATGCGTGGAATAAAAGCCAGACCGAAATCAATGTGTCAAACACCAACTCAGTTTGGGACTTGATCGATGGTCGGCGGCCAATGACTGAGGTGATGAAGTCCCAGGCCTGGATGAA